ACTTACGTGGACGCCGTTCAAACAGGCAAGCTCACGCCAGAAATTCTTCTTAGCGAGGCCGGTATCCGCACTTTGGTCGCAATGTCGGGAGCTAGCACGCTCTCCAGCAGCGCGCCTAAGAGCGGTCTGTCCCGAAGCGCTCCAGCCCCCGACGGGACGGTGCAATTCGGAGACGGCACACTACAGCTAAACGCAGGCAGTGCTGCGGAAGATTCGAGCATGGACAACCGGATGCGTCGCGCATTGAACGATTCCATTTCCCGAATCAGTAACTCCTAACCTGCTTTTAGTTTCATGGCTTTGCCTCCTACCTACGACCAGACGCTCGACACGCTGGTCTCAACGGCGCTGGACACTTACAGCACCGACCCAATCAATGTTCTTACCGACTCCGGTGAGAAGTTCCTGAAGGCCGCCGCCTCGCAAGGCCGCGTCTTCGTCGTCAACGACGCCGAGAACATTCGGTCTCCGCTGCTTTACGATCACGGTGAAGACTCGTCGCTTTACTCGCCGGACAGGCTCAGCGGTGTGCCGGAGGAGAACAACCTGTCGGCGACGGCGAAGGAAATCCTGACGCACTGCCGCTTCACGCTGCAAGCTGCTACGCGGAACATCAACTTCCCGCAGTCGCAACCTCCGGGCAACCTGATCGACTACGTCAGCACGGTCGTCAAGGCGAACATGATGCACATCCTCAACGAAGAGGAGCAACTGTTCGTGCGCGGCAACGCTGGTGCAGTGGGCACGGGCACGGGCTCGACCAAGCGTGGCGCTGCCATCGCGGACGCGGACTACTCCTCTGGTTTCCCGACCAGCCTTCCTGCCGTCATGCTCGCTTCGACGGCTAGGTCGGACGACGGCGACACCACTTCAGAGGCTTATGCGGGCATCACCACCGACGACATTAGCCGTTGGACGCCTTACCAAACCGCGACTACCGGCACGTCGGGCAAGCACGACAAGATCTTCACTGACCTCCAGTCGGCGATCTTGAACGCGAGCTACTCGGAAATCGAGCGTCCCACGCACGTCTACTGCAACCTCGATTCGTTCGAGGCCATCCTCGAAAAGCTGCGTAACGACGCTGCGCTTCCTGACCCGGTTCGCACCGACATGGGTAAGGAAGGCACGATCGCGTTCGGTGGTGTCACCATCGACTGGTCGCGCTACCTCAGCAAGGAAGCCATGTGGGATGCGGACGGCGAGAACACCACCGCTACCTACCCGATGCTGGGCATCAACTGGAACTCGCTGCGCCTTAACACCGTTCGCGCGGGCGCCATTGGAAACGAAAGCATTGGCTTCATCCGCCAAATCAGCAGCATCATGCCGCACCCGACGCTGAGCAACGTGTTTAAGCGGATCGAGTGGAAGCGCCAGTGGTCGGTCGATAACGGTCGCCGCTCGTTCTTCGTCATCGACGGTCTGACTGACTCGGCGATTGCTTAGTCATCAGGAGAAGGCGGTGGCGGTGAAGAGGGCGGCGGTCGCCGTGGTGGCGGCGGGTAAGCCGCCCCCGCCTATCGCTGCCATCGTGCTTTTCAACTTAACCAGTTGGTTATGACAACCTCGATTTAACAGCATGGCAACACGCTCTGATCTAAGAACGCGACTTCAACGTCGGCTCGGACTGGGCGTGTTGTCCACTGTCGAGTCGGAAAGGCTTAACGAGGCCATCAATAGCGGACTTGCCCGCGCCCTGTCTGATGGGGTGCCGGGCATGTCCTATAGCTGGATCACTGGCAGCCCGATGGGTTTGCTGGATCTTGATAGCGCCAGCACAACGGCAGGTAGCGCCACCGTCACGATCACAGGTGCAGACTTAACGTCTGCCATGGTGATGCCGCACGACATCCTGTCCTTTGCATCAACAAAGACTCAATACTTAATTAAAGACGTTTTGACGTCCAGCACGCTAAGCATCGGCGTGCCCGCACTGACTTCTGTTTCAGAGACTGCCACGATTACTCGTCGCTCCCTGTTGCTGCCTTCTACGGGGCAAATCATGTGCGTAGTTCCCGTAAACGCTAATAGCGGTGATGGACTTAGTCGCGAGCCTAACGCCGCAACTCGCGAGCCGTTTAAAACGGGCACACCGCGCTACTACGACCAGCGTTTTTCAGAGGGACAGGAAACCTCTTTTGTTTCGCTGTGGCCTGCACCTAGCGACCACACGAAGCAATTCACGATTCGGCAAGCGCAGTTTAAATTGCAGCTAAGCGCGGACACTGACACCTTAAACTTCCCCGAAGAAGTGCTGGATGCAATCCTTGAGCGCGCTCGTGACTGCTACCTAACGTGGACAGGAGCGGCCAACCAAAACGACATCACCGCTAGCTTCCGCGCGCTGCGCGATACTAGCGATGCGCTTAAGAACTCGGGCAACGCCAAACAAATCTTCTACAAGACATGAGTTGCGAGTGCGGCGAAAAGACTTGTTGCTGCGGTGAGTCTATCACCGGGATGAAGGGTGGCATTCACCCTGATTCTATTCGCACGATTGCCATTGATCTGACGTTGGAGGAGCTTGACGCTGACCAAACGATCACGCACATCAGCAAGGTATTGATCCACGAGCCCATCCACATTTGCGGTGTAGATGCGGCTCTCGTGACGATTAAACGGGACACTGATGTAGACAACTCCGAAAAGCAGTTACAGCAACCCGGTGAAACCAATAGCGAGTTTGGCATCCGCGCTATCACGCCTGCAAACGTATCGCTCTACACCTTGCCCGGCCTTGCGTCAGACGACTTGGAGAAAGGCGGCTTCGGAGCTATCGAGCAAGAGCAAGACCGCTACTACATTACAACAGCCACCCTGACCGCGCATAACCCATCATGGACAGCTAACCCTGACCTGTTTGGATACTTCGCAGACGGTGGCTTGTTCGTTGAATACAACGCGCCATCCGATCAATACGGCGTGCGCATCGTGGTTCGCTATGTGCCGCGACTACAGTTTACTCCCGCCTACTGTGACCCCGTCGGCGTCATGCAGCACTACTGGAAGTGTTGTCGGGGCGAGGCAGAATTCTTGGAAGGCTTCTACGCAGGCACGTCTACGCAAGTGCCGTCTTCCACTTCAGTGCCTCCTCCGCTACTGGCTAATTCAGCGGTCGAACCCGGCGACATTGATTTTGAAGGGTTTTACCAAGGCGATGAGTTACTGCTCAATTTCCACGGCAGTGCGCAGACAGCCTACAGTGTGCGCAAGCTAGACCGAGACTACGAAGGTTCGTGTATGCGTGTCCGCAATGGCGGCACTAACGCGGAACTAGATATTGGTTTTAACGATTACGGCGATTTGGATCGCGATGCCATCGCCACACACTGTGGCAGCAACAGTGGTTTTGTAGTGACGTGGTATGACCAAACCGGCAACGGTCACCACATGACGCAATCGTCTACGTCACTACAGCCAACGATCTACAACGGCACAGCGACGTTGACGCAGAACAAACGTCCGGTGCTAAACTTTGACGGCGAGGCTATGGTGCAATCGACCCTTAGTCTTGCAACATCTGACGGCTACACGTTTGCGGTAGGCGGTTCGTCAGATGCCAGCGGCGGCTACGTCATCCTGTCTAGCGATTGGGTGCTAACGGCTGCGGGTATCATTCAAGACGGCAACAGCGGCGCGGCACAACTCAACCAAACCGTTGGCTCCTACCATGTGAACGGGCAAGCCATAGACGCGCCTACGCAAGACACCTTGTTCGATGCAATGGGCTCACAAGGTTTAATCAGGATTAGCAATCACGCTAACACTGAAGGTGTGACGCGATTCTACGCGCTAGGGTCAACAGCGTTGGCAACCTACGATAACCTGCAACTACAAGAAATTGTGGTTTGGCACACCGACCAAAGCGGTAACGCTGCAAGTATCGAAGGCAACATAAACAACTACTTCGACGTCTACGCGTAATGCCTCAGTTTCAAAAGCATCGGTTTGACGAACTACCTATGGATAGGCGCATTGCGGGCGAAGCTCGCGGTGTGTCATCAGATGCAAGGTTTGGTGCAGTCTACGAGCGCAGAGAAATTGATCCGACGGCGCCACACGTTAAACGTCGGACAGGCACGAAGCGGGTAGCCAACGCAGTCCCTAATTTGCTCGGCGCTAGCTACAACGGCGCCAAAGGCTCCATCGTTGTAGACAGGGATTTCACGTCTGAGTCGGGTGCATCGTCCGGTTGGTCAATCTTCGGCACGATCAAAGTCCCTAACGAAACCAACAAAGACGACAAGTTCTTCCGAATCCTGAACTTCGCCGACATCGTCTTGTATATACGTCGGCGAGACAACACCGGCCCCAACACTGTAACCATAGCGGCCTACGATTCAGGGGGAGCGCTTATCAACGTAGGGGCATCCGAACTGTCGCTAGAGGACGGTGAGAACTTCCACTTCTTTGCTAGCTACGACAACTCGTCGTCGGCACAGCTTCGACTTAACTTTTGGAGAGTATCAGAAAGCCCGACCATAAATGCCGACAACACTTCCGCGCGCACGTTTACCGGAGCAGCCGAGCTTAAGCTTCTAGGCAAGGACACATTTAGTCTAGGTAAAACGATTCCTGGCTGCGTCATCAACAACATCCGACTCTTTGATAACGACGACTACACAACCAGCAACTACAACCAAGTCGCCCGCAGCACGGACGAAAGCGAGGCCAACTTGCTGTGGCAAGCGCTGTTGTCAGACGGCGGCAACATACTGACGTTCGGGTCTACGGATAGCTATCTTATCCCTACGAGCCCAGAAGTAGTCGGCTCTACAATTAGGTTTGGAGGTCTCGGAGTCATCGAGATCCCCTTCTACCTAGACTTTGACGAGTATTTTTGGACGACTACAAACGCCGCTGCCCGGCTCAATTGGTGCTTCCAGCTAAAAGCTAAGCTTCCGAGCATCCTAAAGACCTGCACGCTGTTTGAGCTACAGGACTTAGCCCGCCTACAGATTATTGACGACAGCGGCACGCTTAAGCTGCAAGCAACTTTAAACGACGGCGGCAGTGTAGTTACTAGCAGCGTTGCACTGGTAGCAGGCTCAGACGTAGAGCTATTTGTAGCGCGCGATACCGATAGTGTTTACTTAAAGGTAGGCAGCACTGAAACGTCCGGCTCGGCGTCCAACCCAATTGTCTACAACTACGACAAGACGATCGGGTTCGTCGTAGGTGACCGCGTAGACTTTGAGAACAGCGATGCCTTTGGTGGGCAGATCGAGCTTTTCGCCTTCCACAACAATGAGACACGTGAGTTCCAGCTTCGCGAAGACGCGGTGCTGTTTTACGACGTAAACTCGATTCAAGGCGACGAGGTTTTAGACAGAGGTAACCGCGCCTTAAACGGTTTCTTGGGCGTTCGCGCTGAAGCGCAGGCGCCATTCTACAGAGAGGGCGCTTTCCCTGGCGGAGCTTACGTTGCCGCTTGTGGTGGTTACCTAGTTTCAAACGCCAAGCCCGCAATCGGCTACGAGGGCGAGCTTCGCAAACCGTTGAGCAACGATGTAGTTATTCAGCGACGTGGGCGGCGCGCATTCCTGACGTCAAACGGCGTCAACTACATCGTAGACGACAGAACCAAATCCATTCGCCCGCTTGGCATACCTCGCCCCAGCACCAAGGTGTCGGCAGTGCCGCAAGGTGTAGGGCCGATCGACGGCTTTGTCCGCTACGCCTACCGATTCGTTTCAATTGACGGAACAGTAGGACCAGTTTTCGAGCTTGACCCCTGCGACGCCACTGGCGGTGTAAACGTGTTTTTGGGTGCCGAGGCATTTGGCAACCCGTCGGACCCGGCGTTTGGTCTGTCGTTTGGCGAAGTCGAGAAGGACAAGCTAACTGCAAACGACGAAGTCGAATGTTTCTTGGTGCCGGACAAAGACAGCACCGATGCCCAACTGCTGCACAAAGAATTTCCTGATGGCCTCACGCTAGAGGCGGCGTTCCGTTTGCCTGAGCTAGCCAACACAAGAGACGACTTAATCAACTCTTTCGGTGTTTACGCACCCCCTGGGCGAAATTTTTGGGCTGCCGACAACGCGCCTGTCGAGTTTCCGTGGATCGGTAAGTCTTCGCAAGAATGCTGCTTCCAGTTCACGTTCCGCTACAAGAGCGGGTCACCTCAAATCTTTAACGGCGATTCTCCGGCGGGCAGCCAAACACTTTTCTGCATCGGCAACAAAGACCAGAAGTATCGGACTGGAGGCGGTATCGGAGGGGGCAACGTTCACTGGCGTTGTCAGTCACTTTACGTTTCGATTCAACCGCCAGCAAACAGCGCTAACGATGCGTGCATTGTGGTGTGTCGAAACAATCGTAGCTTAGGCACGCGCGATAACGCTCTTAGGCACGTAGCGCAAGACGTCACGATTACTGACGGGCACGACTACAGCATCTTTGTGCAGCGGAAAGGCGCATCAGGCACAGAGCTAGAAGTAGCGCTTTACGATCACACAGATGACACGTGGGAAAACTGGCCGGGCACGCAGGCAGGCACAGTAAAATGGAACGTCTCTGATTTTTGGAGCACCGACTACACTGGCGCAGGCTTCTACCAAATTATGTGGGGGATGGGCCGTAGTGAGGGCGGCGAAATAACAGGTAAGACTCGCTTACGCGACAGCGCTGGCAGCAGCACCTTTAATTTTCAGCAGACACAAGCGTTCTACAACGGCTCGCAGGGCGAAGACGCTGGTCAAGTCATGTATCACGGTCGCATGTGGCGACGCTCGTTCCCGCTGTCGCTGCTAGCCAACAAAGCTTTAACTCGTTATGGGGCACGCTCTGGCCCTCTTGCCAACGGACTGGAAGTTGACGTGGCGTTTGCGTCAGACGCAGCCGCTGAAACGCTAGAGGGTGGCTTCGACTTCCCGAACGATACTAGAGTAAAATTCGTTAACGACAAACGAGTTGAGTTCGACGCTAGGGTGCTGTTTACCGGCCAGCAAAGCTCGACCGTTTTCTTGGCCTACGGTCACGACAGCACGATCTACCCGTCTTCGGGAACCGGCGAGCCTAAAACTTACGAGACAACATCCACTGACCAAATCCCGCTTTGGGCAGCATACAGCAGCAGAGAGGCGGGAACGCTCATTGTCGGCACAGGCAAAGAAGAAGCGCTAGCCATCAGCAAAAGAAAATGGCACCCCGGTGCAACGCAAAGGACGTTTGACGACTTTGCCGGTGTCATTGACCTCAAGGAATACACTTGGCTAACCCTGTTCTTCTCACAAGAAGCGGGCTTAGGTGCATCAACGTCAGACATTCAAGTTTGGTTGCAGCGCGTCTTTATCGACGGCAACACCGGAGACTACGCTGAGTTCTTTAACGCTGGGCTCGATCTTTACAAAAGCAAGAACGACGACGCCACAGCCGGTGACGGGCAGTTTAACCTGTTCACGGTTGGCGGTGTCCCTGGCATAGACAGCAAGTTTGAAGTAGAGGTGGCTGAGGTGCGTCTTTGGGACGGTGAGCGCTACACCAGCCCCGCAGGTGGTAACGGATCAAACACTTTTGGTGCCTACTTGTCTGCTCGCGTTCCTCCAAACTTCTGGAACGAGATGCACCACTACCTGCGATTTGCGCCGATCGACGTTGATGACATGGAGAATCAAAGCTCCATGGATCAGGTCGGCATCTTCGCAGACTCAAGCGGTAAGACGCAGGTCACGTCTGACGCGGTAACGATCTATCAAGGCGCCGTAGTCAAGGACAAGCCAGACCAAGCGAACGGGACAGGAGGTGCTGAATACTTTATTCCGTTCCCTGCACCACCGCTGCCTGCTATCCGAGGCATTGAAATTTTCCGCACGCAGATCGTGCCGGTGCAAGAAACGTTTATCAATGGCTCAACTAACCCGCAAGCACAGACAGAAGCGTTTAAAGCATGTCGTGCGGCTCCGCTGTTTTTCCTGACAGAGATCCCGGACGGCACGCAGGCTTACTACGACACCGCAAACGACAACCTTCTAGGTGCGCAGCTTAACCTTACCGAAGGTTTGATCCCTGGTAACCCAGGCGGCGTTTTTGAGTGGAACAACTACCTGGGCATTTGGGTTACCGACGCTCCGCGCATTCACTTTGCAGCGTCACCTAGCTCGTGGGAAAGCTTCCCGAGCGACATGGTGTTCGAGCTTCCGCTTAAAGAAACCGGCATCATTACCGCAGCAGCAGAACTTGCTTCTCGCGACGCTCGCAACTCTCGCGTTCTACTACTAGGTAAAAGCTGGGGAGCTTTTCTTGATGGCTCACCAACCAACCCAAAGACTAACACGTTGGGAGGCGGCGTCGGAGCCAGCACGTCACGCTGCCTTGTTATCGAGAAGGGCGTTGCTTACGCCTACAACGGCACGCTTTGGGCTATTACTGGCGACGGCCAAGTCGAGGACATCGGTATGCCCGTGCTCGATTTGCTACCTCCGACGGACAAGACGCGTTTATCAGTCTCGTCATCACTGGGATCTCTCTACGTCATAAACGAAGAGACCGGGCTCACCTTGCGCTGGCACTTCGCCCGCCGCGAGTGGTTCGTCGAAGACCGCAGCGCGCTCAGCACCACGGACATCGACGGAGTAGACAACTGGGTGCATACGTCGGGATACCCAAGCGCAGGCGACACGTCTCTCTATGCTGACGATGTAGAGAGCGACACCTTGACGTCGATAAGCGTCAACAACCACAGCAACCGACTCTTTAACGTTTCGTCTACAACTGGAATAAAGGTAGGCCAGCGACACACAGTTGTAGCAAACGAAGATCCAAGGATTCGCTTTACGCTAGAGGTTGAGTCAGTAGTTGAAGACACCAGCATCACTTACACTAGCAATCCAGAAGCACCAACAGTCAGCACTAACAACTTAGAGGGTGCGACGACACCCTTGACCTACACCATCTTCCCTGGCGTCGGCTACTGGGGCACGATGCTGGATACTGGCCAGTTTACAAACACCGGAGTTGTTAAGCATGTGGACATTGGAGTTACGGCTGGAGACAGATGGCACGCAACATCTGCGGGTGCAGACTTCTCGAACGACCCCACAGGCAGAGCCTTGTTCGACACTCCTGAGTCTAGTCCAACTTCTGTTGTTGGAGACGGAGGGGGAGGAACCTCCGCAAGATGGGGACTTACCGAGCGACAGAAGATTCAGCGACTTCTTATCTGGACGTATGAACCAGAAGCCGTGGGACTTTCCGAACTCGAATTGAACTACAACCCGAATGACTAGCGAACTCACAGCCAAGACGATGAGCTACCTCGCTGCCGCGTTCGAGGCCGAGGCCGCCGTGCTTGAAGCGGGCGGCTTGGCTGGGCGCGACTCCGAAAGCGTGTGCCCGGTTAAACACTCGTTTGGCGAAGGCTGCTACATTCGTGAATGGAACTGCCCGGCTGGAATACTGACAGTTTCCAAGGTTCACAAGATTGCGCATCCCTTCTTTGTCTTGAAGGGCCGCGTGTCGGTCATGACCGAAGACGGTATGGAAGAGATCGTTGCGCCTCACTACGGCATAACTATGCCGGGAACGAAGCGCGTGCTCTACACGCATGAAGCCACGACTTGGGTGACGGTGCATGTGACCGACAAAACCAACATCGACGACATCGAACGCGAGATCATCGCAGGTCAATTGGAGGACTTAGACAAATGACTTGGGTTGCAGCAGGTGGGTTAGTTTTAAGCACTGCGGGCAGCATGCTAGGAACTCGCGCCAAAAAGAAGGCGGCGAAACAGCAAGCGCAGCTAGCCAAAGAGCAGGCGCAGCAAATGCGTAGCCGCGCGACCGAAGCTGCAAATGTAACTAAAGCAGAAATTGAGAACTTGCGTGTGATGCGCTCGATGGACATGCCAGCGTTTAGACAGGCTAGCGAAACAGCTTTGATTCAAGCGCAGAAGGGCGCGGAGCGCATGGCACGCCAACGCACAATGGGCCGCCTTGCCCCCGACGTTCGCCAAGCAATTTTTGGCGGGCAGTTTCAGCAGTATGTTGGGCGTGAAATGCAGCGCCTCGAACAATACGCAGGGCTAACGCAGCAAATCATGCAAGCCACCGAACGCCAACAGCAGATAGCTAATCAAGTTGAGCAATCTGCGGGCAGCCTGGAATACCAAGGCAGAAGCCAAGCTATTCAAATGGAAGCTGAGGCGGGCGACGAGACGGGCCAACTTCTCACTGCTGTTGGCGCAGCCGCGTCGCAGTTTGCGGGCGCACAAAGCGCTAAAGCTGCCGCAGCCACCGACGCCAAGCGCCAGTTTGCGTCCGACGCCTTGCTCCAAGAGTATGGCAAGGAGGGTAAGTCGCTACCGTTCCTTGAGGGCGGCACGATTAACAAGGACAAGCTAAACACCTTCTTTGAAGGCATGGGCTACTAATGACTAGCTTCGACTTTTCCGGTCTTCTCGCCACGATTGGTGGGGCCGTAAGTGCGCAGGCCGCAGGCGGCGGGCGCGGTATGCAACAATTCCTCGACGGCCTGAACAAGCGAGAGGAAGCGCGTCTAAACCGCAACCACGATGCGGCGCAGCAATCGCGTCAGCGCATGTTCCAAATGACGCGCGACCGCATGCAGCTACAGGCTGCGAAGGAAGAGCGAGCGGCGGCGCGGGAGTTCACGCTTGGCCGCGATGCAGCGCAGCGGGAATATCAAGACGGGGTCCGAGCCGATACGCAAGAGTTTGCGAAGCGCCAAGCAGAGCTTGCAAACAGCCTCGCCATTAAAAGGGACGATGCTAGCCGTGCGCATAGCATCGTTATGCAGACGAAGCAGCAGATCCACGATCTGGAGAAGCTGGAAAAGACTGCTGAGAACCAAGGGAAACTTGCACAACTACGGGCGGATCTAACTGCGCAGGAGGCCGAAAAGAATCGCGCTTTCCAAGCAATCCAAACAGAGAAAGCCATTGATGCGCAAAATAAAAGACAACAAATAAACCTAGCCTTTCAAGGAACTCAGGCCGCCCTTGGCCGGGCTGCCGATGTTTTGGCGGCGCAGCAACGGGCGAGCGAAGCCCGAGAAGCGCGGGAGGACAACCAAAACTTTACCGAGAGAGAAAACGAGAAGAACCGCAAAGCCGCTCGCGAGTTAAGGGAGTTAGAAATTGAAACGGCAGACCAAAAGGAAGCAGAGCAAGAACAGAAAAAACTAAACCGCGCCGCCACTACCCAGTGGGGCATGCTTACGCAGGGCACGGAAGCGCAGCGCCGCGCCGCAGAAGACGGTATACGCGCGCTGCTCGGCGACGAGATGAGTTTGCCCGACGGCAAGGGCGGCATTGTCTACATGCCGATTGATTGGAGCGATCCCAAGACCGGCATCCCGCTCCTTGAACGCGCCATCGAAAAGGGCGGCTTCTCTGCGCAAGCGGCGTTTAAGAGCGCTGAAGAGCGCAGCCTAGCCGAAGCCGATATGGTCAAGATGACCGGTCGGTCAGACGGCTACACAAACGACGCAAACTATCTGGAAACCAAGCGTCAATTCAGCGCTGCTACAAACTCACTCGGAGTGTTTGAGCAGCGTGCAAAGGACATCAGTGACTTAATCGCCACTTACCAAGAGAGTCAGCTACCGTTAGACCAGTCAATTGTTAAGGAACAGGAAATCGCCAACCAACTTGGCACGCTCGCAACAGAGTTCGGAGAGTTCAAGCGCGGAGAAGTTGCCAGCCAATTTACAGCAGCCGGAGCAGGTCTGGAGAACCTAACCACTGCTGTGCAGAGCAGCATCACCAACATAGGCAACACGCTGGAACGCGCCCAAGAGACGCGCGCAATCAACGCAACCGGATCTTACTCAACAACTGAGCCGTTGCGCTTTGTCGGGTTCATGACGCGCTACGAAGACATGTTTCCAGTGCTGAACAACAGCGAAAGCATGCAGGCGGCAGCCAAGGGGTGGGACCGGAAAGCTCTAGCTTTGGCCGACATGACGGAAGAGCAGGTGGGCTACGCCAATCTCTCACCCGAAGAGACGGAACTACGCAGCAAGTTGCGCCAGCACCGTAACGAGAAAGACAACCTCAACCTGCTGGCTATTAACCGCGACATTCAAACCGCTTACCAAGGAAACGACGAGAAGGAAGCCGAGCGGCTTGGTGCTCTTATCGAGGGCATCGGAAGCTTAGATTTAAACGCCAAGATGGTCGAAGCAGAGCGCAACGCTGCTCAAGCCAGAGGCATCGAGGCAGTGCGGAGCTTTGCCCAACAGCGGAACCGCATGTCGGGCATGCAGATGTTCGCAAACGACGAACAGGCCGCCGCTGCTCTACAAGAGTTTGGCCCTAAAAATGAAGACGGCACACCCCGCGCGCCGCAAAGCCAAGAAGAGTTTCTAAGGTTCCAGCAGGACTTCTACTCGTCACCGCAAGGCATTGACAGCATGGCTCAAGACATCATGGGCTCGCTACAATTAGTAAGCGGCCTTGATCTCGGTAGCCAAGTAGACACAAAGCTTAAGGCTGTGCTTAGAGACGTTGGTCTAGGTCAAGACAGAGAAGTGCGCGCCAAGCTCAGGGCCGCCCTACGACAGCAAGTCGGCGATATCGGCGACAACGGCATCACCCTTAATTCTGAAGCAATAGGGGAGATTCACCGCTACGACTACGCGACGACTGACCGGATGCGTTCTACGGCCATGAACTCAGGTGTGGACTTCCTTGAGGGCGCAGAGTTTCAGCGCTACCAGGAAAACTATCCAATCAGCGTTCTCGGCGAGGTTGTCGATGTCCAAGATCGTGCAGGGGTTATCGGGCAATTCATTAGCGAAACGCGAACTGCTTACCCAGGCTACAGGCAAACCAGCCCTGGCCTTTTCTCTGGGCCTCTACCTGGCGGTGGAGCCAACTTAATCACTAACAGCGGTGAGCAACAACGTCTTAAACTTAAGCAGGAAGAAGCAGACCCGCTTACAGACTCGGCATCCTTTGCCGACCTGCACCAGTTGTTCATGCGCGTTGATCCGCAATACGCGCAGGCCATGGCAGACCCCGGCCTGTTTTACTACCGCCGAGAAATGCGCCCAGTTATGACTAACTTTACACCGATAAAGGAGTCACTTAGAGCTAAATACACAAACTCGGTTGGTTACAAGAAAACGGATCAATACTCGCTAAACGTTCTGGATAAACTGGATTACATGCGCTCGGTCAAGGTGGCCTCAATGGAGGGAACCAGCGCCGCAGAGCGCGACATGCTTAGCGGAATTCAAACATACTTGCAGAAGCTTACGGTGCCGCAAGCACTCGCAGCTATTGCGTCACCGGGCAATCGGCGAACTGCGACTGGTTTTAAATTTGCTGACATGGGCGTCGAGCTTCCCGACCCGACGGTGCAAGAGGACGCCGCACGCCTAAGGGTGCCTACAGATCCCCTGTTCGCGATCGACATTCAGGCAGAATTGCGTGACGTTGACGAGGCGATTAATGAAACGGAAACCTTCGCAGTCTCACCGCTGATGATGGTGGACTTAGACCCGCGCCAGGGCGAAGACTTCGGTGTTATCACGGAAAAGAGTATTGAGGCCGAGTTAAAGAATCTCGAAGAGTCGAAGATTCAGCTAAAGGCGCTCGACGCTGCGCGATCGTCTGAGGTGCGCCAAAACGTGCGCGGTCGCATGAGCCAATACGTTGGCACAGGCGACTTCGGAAGCATGAAAACTATGGCCACGCGGCTGGGTGAGCAGTTGCCGCTTATCCTGGGAGAGAACCAAGACATGGTTGCCCTGGAGGCCACGCCTGCAAAAAACCTTATAGAAGAGATGGCGAATGCTGAGACTAACGCGGCGGGTCTCGAAGCAATGGTGAAACTTCTGGCGGTAAGCACCGCTAGTTCAGTTACAGCCCAGATGGGTATGTCGATGGTTAGCGCTACCGACAAGAGCATGCGAGACGCTGTTCTTAAGGTTAACCGCTTAGACTTCGGCACAATGAAAGATCAGATTCACATGCTTAATGCGCACCTGGGTCAGCTTGCCGAGACGCGCGAAGGGCTCAAATACGATCGCTTGCCCGAAAGGCTGCGTGCTCAGATCGACCAGAGTGAGTTCGACATGCTCGCAGTAGGCAAAGAAAAAGATTACGACCAACGCCTCATGTTGGCCTTCCGCCTGTGGACCGCTGACCAGAACGCAAGATGACCGAACGACTACAAGCAGGCTTCCTTGATCGAGTGTTTAACTCGACCATTGGATTGCCACAGCAGTTGATCTGGCGCATCTGGCGCGCGATCGAAGACGACGAGATCGACTTATTTTCTGAGAAGGGATTGTTAGACGCGGCCCTCCTTCCTGGTGTCGGCATGTTCGACGACCACAAGGAGGACGTTATGCCGGACTACATGGCGGAGCAGCTAAAGCTTGCAGATAAAGGTGAGTCGGGATTTGGCTCACAGATCAGCGCCGCCATCCTGTCCGACCCACTGACCTACATGACTGGCGGCCTGTCTGCGTTGGGCAAGCTGGGCAAGGCAGCGTCTACGTCTGCCCGTGTCCCAGTTTTGAAGCAGGTGCTGCGCGAGTCGGCTAAAGCTAACAAAACAAACTTAAACGATCTGTTTAAAAGAATGTCGCCCGAGGATTTGGTGGGGCACATCGACACTGCGGCGCAGCGTGTCTCGGGCAAACTCGACAGGCAGGCGATGCGTCAGCACAAGCGCCTGCTCAAAATGAAGCAGCAGATCACGGGCAACGTGGTGGATGCGCAAGCACGCCATCAACGCGCCGTTCTGCGCTCAGGTGCTACCGGTCCAGCAGCGCCGCTGTCGGTTGCCGACGCCCTGACCTACACGCGCGATCGGCAGATCTCGTTAGGCTTGCCTATCCTGCACCGCTGGGGTGCGAAGTGGGACATCCCCAAAGACCACCAAAGCTGGTGGCAACTGTTTAAAGAAGGTAGCAACCGGGGCGGCACTGCGTTGGCGCGCGCAACCATGCTCAACAAGATGTCGGGCATACCGGGCATCGGCTCGCACCTTAAAGGTGTTGTTGCACCCCTTCAGAACCTACGTGTCGGGTGGAAGGTTGGCGGTGAGTCGCGCTGGGGTATGCAAAGGGGTCAGGATCTCGACCCTGAGGTGCTGGAGCAGTATGGCCGGTGGCTTAGCCCCGACGGCGCGGCACCCATTGCACGCTCGGTAGCTAAGGCGGTCGAGAAGCAGGGTGGTGACGTGAACAAGGTCATCGCGCGTATGCAGGCGGTTTACGAGAAAAGCATTACCACGCGAAACATGTCGCACGAGGACGCGCTCAAGGCTTCGTTCCGCGACATCAAGGCTGGCTACAAGAGCGAAAGCGGCACTGCACTCTACGGTCGCTTGACCGGGCGAAACGCAGACAACGAGTTCTTCCCTAACTTCGGCCCTGGCGCATCGAAGGGTAAGGCAGCGATCCCCGGCTTGGTTAACAAGCTGATGGCCGAGCACGCCAAGGCTAGCAAGCTACACCAACAGGGCTTGACTACCATTGCGCCCGTCGAGACCGCGCTAGGCAAGCTCGACAAAGCGTTCGAGCTAAGCCGCGCTGAGCTTAAGCCGGTCTACGAGATGGTCGCGGGCGCGGCCTACGAAACAGGCAAAGCGTTCAAGAAGGTAACCAACACCATCTTCCGCACGGGCCAGTCCAGCGCGCTGGGCGAGCGTGAATACGCCAAGTTCCTAACCAACGTGGCGCGCGACAACGCGCACGTTGAGGCACTGGCCAAGTCGCTTTACACCAAGCTTCGCAAGCTTTCGGACAACCCGAACTTCCCGCTCTCGCAAAAAGACGTCACTAAGCTGGTCGGCAAGATGACCGAGCTAGACGCCCTGCCCGGAGAGATCGCCGCGTCGTTCCGCGCCGCTGAGCTTAACCCGGAAAACTCGGCCCGCATCATGCGGTCGATGGACAACTTCTTTAAACGTCAGCGGGCCACGCTTGTCACGTTCGAGAAGATGCTCAAGCAAGGCGGCATCACTGACGGCCCAATGCGGCAGAAGTTGGTGGACGCAATGGACCAAGAGATCTTCCCGTTCATCGAGAAGATGGGTGCGAAGCAGTCTTACCTGGCGCGGTTTAACCGGCGCATCGCTAACCAATCCGAGGTTGTCGATGTATTTACACCGCAACAGCAGTCGCTCATGCTTCGCGCCAACAACGCGCACCGGCTTGTCGGCGTTGAATTACCGCTGACGCCTGGGCAGGTAGCTGCCAGCAAGCTAGTCGGCCCCGACGCGTTCACTGCCCTTGGCCAAGCGCAACGTGGTGCTCCTGAAGCTGCGATGCTGCGCGCACAGAAGTTGGCAGCGGGTGATCTCTTCAAGCCGCTCGAAGACATCGGCGACCTCACGCACCGCCTGACCGAAGACCTAGCCACTGGCGGCTACAACGCGGTCAAAGAAAAGCTCAAACGCTCGCTGCGCTACTTGAAGAATCCGGTGGCGTTTAAGGCGCAGGCCATGAACTTCGACGTCGCCACCAACGCCCGCGTGGTGGGTGTTGATGCTAACGATTACCTCAAACAACTACAGGCGGCGATGGGTCAATACGCCGACGCCCACGCTGCCTTGCCCGTCTACAACGAGGCGCAAGAACTAGCGCGCGACGCTGCGGTGGCCTTGGGGCGGCAGCATTTCGACACTGCGCTCAAAAAGCTAGAGAGGCTACAGAGGGAAATCGACAAGGGCGCCGACTCGTGGACCAAGTTCACGCGCAAGAACTTGTCCGAGACCGGGGCGAAGAGCGTGCAGCCCAAGGTCATGCTTAGCCGCTTCGACGGCAGGCAGTTGGGCACCCTGACTAACGACGAACTGGACTCGGCCCTGACCGAAATCGAGCGCGCGGGGATGCGCGACATGACACCAGCCGAGATTGCCAAGGCAGCCGAGGAGATGCCTGCGATCCAAGACATGCTGCAACAGCAGCGCAATCTAGGTAACGACCTGACCGTGCCAGAACTCTTGGCAGTTCTTGGTCGCTCAGGCAAGGGTAACCGCATCGTTAGCAAGGACGTCACCACTCGCGTCCCGCTTTGGAAAAAGACGGACAACAACTGGACGCTTAAGCAAGCACAGCAGCTATCGGAGCGTTGGGGCTACGACATTGTAGCCACTCCCGTGTTCCCTGCTGGCAAGAAGGGTTTGTCTAAGCGGGCGCAGAACCTTAAGACGTTCCGCGCAGTGTCTCGGCACGCAGACGGGCCGGTTGTCGAAGAAGCGTCTTCGCTAGGTGGGCTGATGGATTTGCTTCGGCGCAAACTGAACACATCGCCACAGTATTCAAAGAAGTATGGCCCTGGCCTGCCGCGCGCATCCGAACTCAAGACGGCAAAGAAGAACATCAAAGTTGCGAGCGACGACATCGAGCGTGCGCGCAAGCTGCTGACCGCCGAGGAGCGCAAAGTCTTGGCGGGCAAGAGCAAGAGGTTTGACGACGCCACTTTGCCGGAAGGTGCCGCTCAGCACAACAAGCGCTTGACCGAACTACGCCGCCGACGTGGACTCAAAAGCGACGACCCCTTGTTTGAACAGGTCATCACTCCGACAAAGCGCAAGCTCACCAAGGCAGTGGCACCGCCGCGCGCTTCCGACGAGTTTAAAGTGTTCTTGGAGCGCGCTGGCCTACAGCTTGACGAAGGGCAACTCAGCGACTTCGCGCTTAACTACGCGCGCGGGCGTATCCTGCTCGGCGAGGTTGCGTCTGCGGCCAAGCGTTACCAGCGCGCCGGAAAGCCGCTCGAAGTTGACCAGACCATCCTCAAGGACTTGGAAGCGCATGTTGCCGCTTCGGGCGCCGCCATTCGCGGAGTCATGGAGGCGCACCTGCCCGGAGAGTTTGTCGAGATTATGGACACCGCGCGTCAGATTAGCGGCGCGTCGTTCGAGGCAGCCAAAGCTAGCGGAGTGTGGGCGCCGGGTTCACCTATCGCTTACTTGCCACGCTTCTTTAACAAGGCAGGTCGGGCTCGCATTGCACGTATCGTGGACGACGTCGATCAAACTGACGGCGCCATCCTCGCCCGTCTCGGCGTAAGCCAGTCGCAATACTACAAGCGACACATGGACGAGATGACTGTAGATGATCTAAACGATTTCTACAGTGAGCTAGGCGTGGCGATGAACGAGACAGGTGCCAGCCCTGCACTGCGTGTCTTCCACAAGCAACTCGACAAAGAGATGGAGGCGGCGGGCATCGGCATTGGCGGCGTCGCTAAGAAGCTTCCATTCGTCAAGGGCGAGCGCGTCGAGACTGACCCGTTCTTGTCCCTTGTCCAACGGTGGGGTGTCGCGCAGCAGGACAGCAACCTAGAGCAATACTTCGACTCGATGCTGGCGGCTAGCACGGGCAAGAACGGCGAGTCACTGATGATGGGCGGGCGCATTATCGGCATCGTAGACGACACCGGCAACGTGCAGCAGGTCAGCCGCCTGACCACAAAGCTTAAGTCGGTTAAACGAGGCAAGAACGTCGAAGACAAGGCGTTGAAAGAAGTCGTCGAGACCACGGACTATACGCCTAAATCGTTTGTCATCGAACTCGACGACGGCACGCGCCAGACCATCGACAACTCGATGCTCAATGAGACCGGTTTCGGTATGCTGGCATTGGGGCACGCGCCACAGACCTTGGCCGAGGGCGTGAAGATGACGACGGGCAAGCTGTTCACGCGCGCAAGCCTTCGCTCCGACCTGCACAACAGCTTGTTTAAAGCTCCGCTAGGCACGCGCGAAGCGGCTGACATGCTAGGCAAGCACGTTGTGTTTGGCCACGGCCACAACATCACCGGCTTGGTCAAGTCAGCAGCACAGGTTCACAAGGTTACGCCGCCAGCGCTGCGCATGTTCGACGCGCTGAACTACGGGATCAAGTCGTTCCAGACGATCTTCCGCCTTCCGTTCCACATTGCCAACCTGTCGTCCGGTGTGTTCCAAGCACACCTTGCAGGTGCGTCTCCTAAGAACTTGATGGCGTCCTACTTGGACACCATGCGCTTCATGTTCGGGAACCAAGAGTTCTCCAAGCATGTGTCGATGGCGACCGACATGATGGATGTTGGCGGGAACACCGTGTCGCGTGGCATCAGCAATTTGCTTAAGGGCGACCGCACTGCTATCCAGCAAGCGACACAACAGCATGGGGACGGCGCATTGGCCGCATTCCTAAGTAAGCAAGATCCAGTCAAGGCGGCGCAACTTGACCAGTTTGAGGACTTGACCATCAAGCTGCAAGACGGCACCGAGATCGACATGGCTGAGTTTGTGCAGGTCGCGGGCGAGATGCAACTCTACGGCACTTTCGCTAGCAGCCTGACGCGCGGGTCGCGCGGCGTTGCCGACAACTTGATGCGAATCAAGATGAACGCGATGGAGCCCAGCTACGGCGGTCTGTTCAAGACGGGGCGCAAGTTGATGGAGAAGGGTGCCAACGTCGCGGAGACGTCTGAGGTGCTTAACCGCACGGCAACCGCCCTTGCCCTAGTTCGCGAAGGGCACCCGATGAAGCGGGCTATCGAGATCGCCAAGGAAGCGCACGTCCCTTACGAAAAGCTGACGCCGTTTGAGAAGAACGTGATGAAGCGCTTCTCGGTCTATTACACCTTCCCGCGCCACTACATGCCCTGGGCTTGGACGCGCTTTATGGAAGACCCGGCCAAGCTGTCGTCGCTGACGCACTTTATTCGAGACCAGAAGCTGGTCACCACTCAGGAAGGCAAGCCCAACCTAGTTGCCGGTCAGTATCGCTTTGACCTGTCGCGTCTAAACGCCAACCTCGAAGCGGCGGGTCTTGTCGCAGCGTTTGCCGACCGCATCCTCATGCCAATGGCAGAAGCTATGCCAGGCATCGACGCCATGGATGAGCGGCGCATGCGGGCTATGTATAGCGACGCAGGCATCACGGCTATCGGGGGCTTGGCTAGCGTCATGCTACCGGGCACCGACAACTTCTTCGGCGATCCGTCACGCGGCGTCCCCGGCAAGGGCGCGTTCGAGGAGGCCGCTGACCTCGTTTGGCCCCTTAAGTATCTGAACATGATGTTAGGCAAGCGGCCTTTCCCGAGCGAGGAAAGTCCGTTTGTGGATTACACCCCGATGGAATCGCTCATTACGAGCAACGTGTTTGGCCCCGGCGTTCGGAAGGTCCGCGAAAAGCACGAAGTCGTGCGCGCTAACCTTGCGTATCGTAGAATGATTAAACAGCTACAGCTTCGTGCTGCGGCTACGGAGGACCGAAGCCACCGACAACGTCTCATTGACCGCGCGCAAGACCTGTCTAACGGGCTGCGGCAGCTTGTTAACGAGTCTAGCCAAAAGGTGTTTCAGTAATGACCGACACACCCAGTGATGTTTTGCTCGCGCTTGGACGTTTAGAAGGCAAGGTCGATGCTTTGATCGCACAGGAAGTGCGTATGCAGGAGGATGTAGACCGAATAGATCAGCGTCTCCGTGTGCTTGAAGGCTCTAAGGCCATGGTCTTCGGTGCGTGTGCGGCCTTGGGCGCTATCGCTTCTTATGTAGTTACTTTAATCGCATGACGAACCCTCTCGACAACTACGCAGACGAATCTAACCAGCAAACCTTCATCGTGAAAGACGAACGCGCAGCACTGAGGATGAAACGCGAGGAGGCTCGCGCCGCACGGGAAAAATACAAAGCTGTTGTTGCCCGCGAACGGGAGGCAGCCAACGCTCAACGCGCGATTCAACGTGAGAAGATTAAGCTCGAACTAGCCAAGCTGCGTTTAAGCCAGAGTGCGTCGGAGAAAGCGCGCACCAACATCGCGCTGACTACGCCAGCCATCCTCGTTGTCCTGATTGGTGGTTTTATCGCCATGCTGGGGACAGGTGCCATTCCAGACGAATCTGTGTCGGTGGCGTCCGCGCTGCTTACGCTGGTGGCGACCGCTCTAATGCAGAACCTGCGCTCGATTGTTTCTGAAGGTGCAGCCGAAGATTCAAACGGCCACGGGCACGGGCCCAAGCCATCCGCTAAGAAACCCTCAACCCCTAAACCATGAAGAAAGCTATCTCCGTAGCGGCCCTTGCCCTACTCGCTGGCTGCGAAGGTATCAGCGTTGCTGACGCCTACGTGCAAGCCGATCAACTGACCTACGACGCTATCGCGCCGTCTTATCGCGCTTACGTGGCGGCTGACGAAAAGCTGGACGCTGCCAGCAAGCAGTCACGCATGCGCCTACTCGAAACCTGGAAGCTTCGCATCGAAGCCAACACCAAGAAGAAGTGACTTACATGACTCCAGAAGTTCAAGTGCTTGCCGACAAGCTTAAGGCAAGCGTTACTGATCCGGCCAAGCAGGAAATGTTGGCTGCGATTGCGTCCGATGCAAGCCGCATTGCAGTGCTTGCTCTGACTAACCCATTTGCCGCTGAGGAAGAAGTCACGATCGTTAAGGCTACAATGGCTAACATTGGCCAAGCCGAAGCGGCGAATGCTGTGCAAGCTGTTACCGACTGGGTCACCGAAACGGTTGGCCGAGTCATGTCTAAAGCCCTTCCTGTTTAGGAGAAGTTATGCCGAAAGTTGGTAAGAAGACGTTCTCATACACCCCCGCCGGTAAGAAAGCTGCGAAGAAGGCAGCTAAAAGTGCTGGCAAGAAAACCAAATCCGCCAAGAAAGGTAAGTGATGGCGGTTTGTGGCAGATAAACCCGAACTAGAGCCCGGCTACCGAGGTTACGTAGCCGGGGTTCTCGACTGCGACGGCTCTATATGGATTAGCGCCGATCGCGGTGGGGCACATCCACGCCACACGCTTCGCGTCAACGTGACCAACACGAGGCGCGACTTACCCCAGTGGTTTGCCGAATACTTTGGCGGGCAGTGTAAGCACTACCCTAAAAAGAAGGCTGAGTGGCGCGATGAATACCGCTGGCAAGTTAGCGGTTTAACTGCTCTACCTGTGTTGCAAGTATGCCTGCCTTACTTGATAATTAAACGCAAGCAGGCGCTGCTAGCCATGGAGTTTGCCAGCACGATTATCCCTGGCTCTAAAGCAATACCCGAGTCTTACCGTCAATTGCGCGCTGAGATCTACGCGCAGATGACGATGTTAAACAGAAAAGGCCCAGCATGATTGTGCTTGGAGTAGACCCTGGCTATCGCAACCTTGGCCTGTCTGTTGTGCGCGTCTCGGAAGACGGCAAGGCCGCCAAGGTGCTGCACTCGGAGAACATGTCGGTCGGCAAGGCCACCGCACCAATGGCGTTCACCAAGTTCCTTTGGCCTAAGCTTGAAGCTTTAAACGCAGAGCACGGACCGATTGACTCAGTGGCTAGCGAGACGCCGCCGTTCATCATGGGGCAAATTAAGACGACTGCTTTTTTGTGGGCGGTGTCTTCGATCGTTGTGGCTTGGACACACGCTAACAACGTGGCATTTCGACACGCGTCGCCACTGTCTCTGAAGAGGGCGGTGTGCCGCGCAACCGGTCGCGAGTGGAACCGCAAGTTCATCCCTAAGAAAAGCGAGGTCAAGGAGGTTGTGCAACAGATCACGGCTGGCACAGGCCACACGTCGCACGAGAACGACGCTACGCTAGCCGCCTTGCTCATGTTTAGTAAAACTATACCGGATGACTAAACTACGCTTAGCCAGTCGCGTAAATCGAGTGCGCTTCCCAGGTGTAGGCATCCACACTTTTGAGGTGCGCAACATGTCGATAGCTTCGTTGCGCCCTTCAGTCAGATGTGTTCCGTCATTTGCAAAAGAGGTGGCAAGATCAATTGAGCAACACGGACTTTCAAATCCAGTTATTGTAGTGCGTGGCCCCAGAGAAGATCTGCTACGTCAACTAGAGGAGCGCGGAGACCCTGATTGGCTACCGAAAGGAGAGGTTTTAAACATCGTCTTTGGAGGAGCTAATCGAGTCTTGGCTGCAAGAAGACTTGGATACACCCACATCGACTGCGTCCTGATCCCTACATTTGCGCTGGCCATACAGGTGCAGCAGCTACAGAGAGAAAGCTACGATGGAGCAACAGCAAAAAAAGTCGGCCAATAGCTTTGAGAAGCTCGACTCGATTGAGGACATGGCGGTTGCCCGCTTTGGTTCTGTCGAAGGCTTGGCCTTGATTCAGAAGACGACGTTGGACTTGGCCAAGTTCTACGCCGAGCAATTTCAGCTAGACGCGGCAGACCCAGAAGTCATGCTTAACACGACCGCGCTAGCGTTTGCGCGGCACAAGGAGTTCACTCTGCTGCGCGAGATCGAAATCGACTTGTTTCAGCGCGTGACCACTAACCCAGACGGTGCATCCTACGGGCAGGTGCTGTTCAACACGACACGGACAGGAGCCTACCGCGACGTTTACCGCGAAGTCGATCGCTTGCACGCGCGTGCGGCGGGCTATTTAAAGGAACTGCGCGAGCTTTCGCGCGACGCGCGTTGCCGCTAAAGCTCGCTGACAGCGGCGACCCGTTTGATTAAACGATCCAGATACCAACGCGCTTTGCGCAGGTCTTGCTCGGGCTTGCCCTTGTGCTTGTAGCGCCATAGATACTTGAGGATGTTACCCTTCAAGTAGTCGGCAAAACCTTCGGGAGACATCGACGCCTCGATAGCGTCGATAGTCTCGACGCCGCCAGCAGTGTAGTGCTGCGGCTTATTGACCTGATCCATCGGCGCGCTCGTGCAGGATGGCCATGGCGACAAGCCCCACCTTGACTAGCTCGTGATCCGTCATGGTAGACATGAGTTCACCAAGGTCGGGAAGCTTATCGGGTGGGGTTTGCTCCGCAGGTGTCTCGGAATGGGCAGTAGCCGGGCTTACCGGATCGTCCGCAGTGGAAGTAGGCGTCTTGGTCATGTCGAATTAGGAACTCTTCTCCAGGGTCTGACCCTTCTAGGGCCATCTCAATTGCGATACGAACTCTGTCACGCTCTAACTTGAGCGCGGCGGGCTCGATGAAACGAGGCAGCAAAGGCTTCGTCAACGAATCGCGGTTTATACCTGCAATGATAGCGCCTGTCTCGATGACGTTTAAAGTGTCGGCATAGACAGAAAGCTGTGCGAGGTAGCCAAAGGCATCGGGGTCTTCACCCCAAATGGTTTTGCCGTGCTTCCTAAAGGAGAAGCCGCCCATAGTTTTGAAATCTACGAGCATCGTTTTAGGCGCGTCTTCAGGCAAGTAGCCGTCAACGTCTTGCGCCGTGATAAACATATCGACGTGACCTTCCTGGTTAAACCTGTCGTAATCGTCAGGCCACCAGTCAGGCAGAGACACAGACTTCTCAGTCTCTACTTTGAAACCGCGCGGTATTGCTGCTTTGACAGCAGCGTAGCTTAGCTCGTGGAGCAGGTGACCCACGGCAAAGGTTGAGCCGATGTTGCTAGGCATGTCGCCACCAGCCTCACCATTTGCGGCGTAGTAAGTCTGCCTAGCGCAGGCTAGGAAAGCGGAAGGTCGGATGCGCCTAGCTTCATTGCGCTGAACCATCGAGCCTTTAATGCTCTTGGCGGCGTTCTCGACGTGCTCGTCTACTAAGACGGGGTCGGCGTTCTCAACGCTCATCCCGTAGAGCCAAACGGCTTTTAAAAATTTCGACCAGCTTGCATACGGCTCACTTGGTTTCGGTAGCCGGGTTGTCGATGAGGTCATCCGCAATCTCCTTTGGACTTTGATTTACTTTAACTGCTTTGTCTGAATCTGTAAGGAACACCATAGACCCCGAACCTTTAAAATCTGGGACGATGGATTTGATGTGCGCTGCGGGGATCAACCGACCGCCGCAATCACCGGGAAAGTAGATGAAGCTGACGCCTCCTACATGAACGGACTCACTGAACTCTTGCTCTACCATAATAAGATGGGGGCGTTTAACGCCTGCCCCCAAGGCGGTCCTCTCTCACTCGTCCTAGCGAGCGGGCGTGAAACGGAACTCAGCCCACTCGCCAAAGTCGCCATCTTCGTGGAAGACGTTCACGCTGACCTTCTCGCCGATTAGATCGCGAGGGGTCTTGGTGAGCGCCACCTTCTTGTCGGGCCACACGGCCTTCATCAACTTGGTGTAGGTAGCCTTCGCGTTAAGCGGACGCTTGTAGTTGATGAACGTCGAAAGGTCGCCGTCAAAAGTAGGGCAGTCGAAGACCACCAAGAAGCGCGCCTCGACGCCCTTCTCCTTGGCCTTCTCGTGCGGCTCGAAAGCACGCACGTCGGTGATGGTGCAGGAAGGGTAAGAACCCTCCGGCGTAAGGGCTTTCTTGCCCTCGTATTCTGCTTCGGTGATCGTGGCATTCAGCAGACGATCGGGATCAAAAGTATCGGAACTCATGTGTCGGTTTCCTCTAGTGGCTTCGGGCCACGTTCTAGGTTTCTAAGGACTTCGAGTAAATTAAGACCGTGATCGGCAGCCAAGGGCTTCGCCTTGAGCAGCTTCTCTACGGTCCCAGCAAGGGCTTCCTTATCCCTCGGTGGTCGGTCTCCCATCTCCGACAGCACCTCGCGGATGCGTCGGTCGATGAGGTTTACAATGGATTCTTGGTCAGGCATCGCCCCAAGTTTGGCCAAGCGTTGCTTCGGCTAGGAATTTTACAGCGCCGAAAGCATCAGGATACGCGGAGTTTGCTGCGTCTTCCATGACTTGCCGTAACTTTTCCGCCTTGTCCGGGTCGTTGCCCCCAACGATGATCTCGTCGTGGACAGTAAGCAGCGGCTCTAGCCCTGCGTCATGCACAGCAACAAGCGCGTGCCGAATCAACTCTGCTGCTGACCCTTGGACAATAACAGACACGGCGGGGCGCGTCTCTTCATTCGATGTGAAGATGCGCGTGCGACCGGCTACAGTTTTAGCAACTCGGAACTCTTCCGCCTCTTGCCACACCCCTTCCATCCAGTCGTTTAGACGGGGAAGGTTGCGTTTGTAGTCTTTGAGAAACCGGGCCGCTGTCCCCTTGTCAGACTTAAGCTCGAACGCCAACCTCTTCGCCCCCATTCCGTTGAGGATTCCAAAGTTGACAGCCTTAGCCTTGAACCGAGACTCAGGGGTGACGCTCTCGATCGCCGTCCCCATCATCTTGGCCGCGACTTCAGTGTGCGGACAGCGGCCCTGTTCAAATGCCTCAAGCAGCACGGGCTCGTCGGCAAATGCTGCCGCAACCCGTAGCTCTACCTGCGAGAAGTCACAGGTAATTACGCCGTTGTTTTCCGGCGAGGTCATACAGCCACGAAGCGCCTTGCCCAACGGGCCGCGCTTAGGGATTTGCTGTAGGTTAGGTGTGTCGCACGAAAACCGCCCTGTTCGCGTGCGTGTCGTGTTGGTCCTCGGGTAGAGGATACCATCCTGCGTCATCGAAGGTAGCGTTTCTATAAACGCTGACTTCAACTTGGTTGTTTTGCGGTATTGGATGACAGCTTCCGCTAAATCGTCGCCGTCATCTGCCAGCTTTTGCAGTGCCAACTTCGACGTGCTCGGCTTGCCCGTAGCTGTCAGCGGTAAGCGCCGACCACAACTGATTAGCCAGTCTGCAACCTGCATCGGAGAGTCGGGGTTACCATTTAGCCCCTCCGATCTAAGCGCATTTAAACGATCGTTAATCATGCTTTCAAGCTGATGCCTAACGTCGTCTAGCTTGTCCTCCAAGAGTCGGACACCCCGCCGCTCCATTTCATAGACTGCCTGCTCGACACGGTAATCGAACGACGCCGCTTCCATTTGAAAGCGCTTGACCATCTTGCTGGTGATGACGCAGTCGTTAGCTAGATACTCAAAAAGCTGCTCTTCGGGAACCTGAGCAATCTTGCCGCGTTTAATCAGGTCAGGCGTGGGTATGTTGTGCCACCCGTTTACACGCGAGATGTGATCCATCGAACGCTTGCCTCCTGTGTGTCCGAAGTAGGCAGCGGTCATTGTGTCTTGCCATGGTTTGCTAGGCACAAGATCTAGGGCATGTAAATCGAACCGGAGGTTGTGGCCAATGAGACGCATTTCGGTCAGATACGCCTCCAACCCCCAGTCCGAGTATTCTTCGTGTGAGATAATGAACACGTTTGGCGAGCCAAGAGGGCTCAAGCCAATCCACCAAGCATAGTGCTGAGCGTCGTGACCAACTACATCTAGGCCGTTGGTCTCTGTGTCCATGACCCACCACTGATCAGGGTCGGCTTTCGCTAGCAGTTCAACTAATTGATGGCGAGGCAAGCGATGTATCAAAGCACTATCCTCTCAAGAACAACTGGGCAGTGCTTACCATCACGGAAGTGAAGACCCTTTCTTAGCAAGCGTAGCTTGCCGTTGCTTCCCGAAAGGTGGCCGGGCTCAACTATCTGCAAGACTAGCATTTGTTGTCGGCCCTGTAGAAACAAGCTCACGTCGTAGTTTTCGATACTGTTGACGACCCAAAGACCATCTTCTACCACAGCCTCAACAAGAATGGGTGCCCAAGTTACGCCTTTTAACCAAGCGCTTTCCATCCACCGTGCGCGCTCTTCAGACAGATGGCTGTAGCGAACAGCGGCTAGACGTTTAACCGAAGCATGCGCAGCGTAACCCACTCGTCGGATTAAACACTCCGAGAAAGACGCTTGGTTGCTGAACCGATTGACCACCCTGGCCCCGATTGGGACTGTCGTGTAGTCGATGTCTGCTCTCGGTTTGTAGTTGCTTACTCTGTCGTAAGCGCGTTGCAGCCACGTTGTGTAATCCTTCACAGCAACCTCGCTTTGAGAGTTCGTGGGACATGCACACGCTTGCGTCCTCTCGTGAGCATCACGTAGAGCAACCGCAGCGTGGCGGGATCTTTCTGCGCCAACCGCTCCATCGCAATACGCGACCAGGGGAGCAAGTAAACATCGTTAGCCTCGGCCCCCTTCGCTGCGTGCCCGGTGGACAACACAAGCTCATGGTCCGCTTCCGCTACCTTCGGCACCACGCCGGTCTGGCGTAGCCCCCAAGATGTAAACGCTTTGGCCACGCTCGCACGGGAGTAACCCATGACTAGCCCAGCCCTCGGTGCGTGCTCGCAATCCCAAGTGTGCAGGGCGGTCTCGTGCTCGGCAGCAAACGTGCGTGCTGGGCGGTCATACCATGACTTCAGCGCCTTGGCTGCCACCGAAGCGACGGGGTTACCTACCCGGTAGCCCTTGTCCAACACCGTGCGCTGGTCTGCCCGCTCCCACACAGGAGGTAGGCGGCTCCCGGTCATGCCCTTGGGTGTGCCGAAGATAGCTTGGCCCGGATCACCGAACGCCCACACTTCTCCGCCTGGACGGACCAACGCCATCGCTGCACGTAGCTCTACCCACGACATGTCTTGCGACTCGTCGATCATCAGCATGTCGAAGTGCTCTTCGTCAGGCACCGGGGCGCCGACCTCCAGCCATCGAGCCATTGGCAGCAAGAACTTCAACTGAGCCTCCGGTTTAAACTCACCCAACGGAAAGGGTGGTTCACCTTTATCCCATCCGTGCAGGCGCCTGGCTGACTCGTCTAAACGGTGCGGCGGTCGGGCGCTTGGAGCGTCTGCTTTGTATTGCTCCAGCGCCGGGTCGAACAGGTGATGGATCTTGCGCTGCTGGTAACTCGCAGCGTGTCTAGCCATCCCGGCTTTGCTCTTAGCGTAGTCCTTAACGTAAGGCCAAGTCAGTGAGTAGACTGTGCCCGACACGATGTTCGGCGCACGCTGTTTAACGATTGCGGCAGCGTCCTTGGTGTAGGTAACCACCGCAATGCGGGCGCCATGCGAGCAGCGCTCCGCTTCCTGCACGATGCGCCGTGTCTTGCCCGTCCCAGGCGGGCCGTCGAACGCAGTGAGTTTAATCCTCCGCGCGTCGTTGGACGAATAACTCATACTGCGCTCCGATGTATTCTTGTGATGGGATGGGAAGCTGACCGATAGGGCAGCACCACACGCGGCTACCGCTGCGCATACCAACCAGCGTCTTGTCTAGTAAGTATTGTTTCTTCAGCTTGCGCGCCATCGGAATGTCACCCAACCGAGTGAGCAGTGACTCTTGGATCATCGGCGGCAGCACCAACGCAGGCGGAGCGCTGTCCAAAGGCCACACGATGAACGGAGTGACCGCGCCTTGCGGTCGCTTCTCTGTCCACCCCTCAAGGAAGATAAGGTCACCCGCAGCGATGCGTGCCCACTCATCGAGCAACTCCCAGAAGCGGTCCTCGACTGGCACGCCAAGGTGATCGACACCCTTCTCGACCTGCATCATAAAGTCGAGCGCCTTGCTCCAACCCGGTTGAATGAACAGCGGGCTACGCGACACGGTGTCCATCGGTGCGCTCGACAGGCGAGTCAACGTAGGCAGGACTTGCCGAACATCGGTAAGCCCAGCCACCTTAGTAGCCTCGTGCCTCCGCTTGGCTGAGCCGCCGAACCCAACAAGCGTCTCCTTCAGCTTGCCCGCAGAGTCGAACACCTCAACCATCCACGGCGTGTGGCCGAACACGCTCTCGCACTCAGCTTTGATGTCCGTGATCGTCGGGTTCTTCTCGCGAGCTTGATACTTCTCGCCGTTCTTGCTGCCCGTCGTCCACCCGGAGTTCATCGCCACCCGGAACTCGGTCTGTTTAAATGGCCCGAGCTTGGGCGACAGCTTCTCCCAGGCGGCGTTGACCAACTCGGGATCGACCCCCTTGCCGGGGTGTAAACGGCCCATGACCTGCCCGATGCGGGCGACTATGTTGTTGCGGTTACCCTCCGGCACCTCGTCGATCAGGTCCAACATCTCCAGCAAGTGCATTGCTTCGGTTGGCTTGCCGCCTACTTCGCTCCGCTTGCCCTGATTGGGTCGAGCTACTAGCCGTGCGGCCAGCGTCTCCGGTGGATACGGCAAGTCACTTGGCTTTAACGATCCGCGAATGACCTCATACTTGGCGGCTTTGCCATGCTTGTTAGTGACAAGAGAGCCAGAAAGCATGATGAGCCGACAAGACTTAGACGACACGCGAATCTCGCCTGCGACCCCGTTACCAAAGTCAATTGCGGCTGGTAAGCGGGACGCAATAACGTCTGGTGGCAAGCGAAACCACACGTGATAGCCACCCGAAGGTGAGCGAACGACGCAGGTCTTGTCCGGCACGTCGTAGTCTGGCGAGACCTTGGCCCACACAGCATCGAACTCCATGCCATAGGTGTCGAGGTCGAGAATCAGCAAAGGCACCGGGTCTCCCGGCTGCGGGCACAACGCAGCGCCCGTCCCTTCCTCCTTGCACAAGTAAGCGTGCGCTAGTTCGTGCTCGCCTTCCTTGATGAGGGCGTCCCATTTGCGCCCGTTAAACTGTGTAGGAAACTTCTGTCTGTTTTTGGTCGGGAACACCCAGTATCCCGACTCGGACAACTCAGTCCATTTCACTCTAAATCTCCTGGCGATAGCTCGCCGCTAATGATTCGCCACGCCCGAGCGAGGGCCATTCCCCACGCTTCCCCGTGACTGTGTGTGCAATTTTCCCACGCTAGTGCGTGCCCCCACTCGTGTGCAAGCAGGAGCCACAGCGCGTCAGGCTGTTCGTCCACTACCTTCGCGTCTAAACGAATTAAGTAGTGGTCTTTGTTTTGTGAGCAGTCTCCGATGCGATCGGCGGGCATGCGTTTAATCACCCGCACTCGCACCTTGCGCCCGTCAGTCGGTGCCGCCAGGAGGTTGAGCAAGCGAACTACCGAACGCAGGCTTTGCCGATGCTTCATGGCTCGCGAGGTTGTCGATGTAAGTAGCCAGCGCAGCGCGCACCAACTGGCTGGCGGGCCGGTCTGTGTGGGTGCATGCCCAGTTTAGACGCTCGTGTTCTGGAGTAGACAGTCGGATCTCCAGACGGTGGTTGCGCTCAACACGCCCTCGATTGTTGTAACCCATATATCAGCGACCTTTCGACGTATTAAAACGTCCTAAGTTGTTACCCCTACAAAAGTTGAGGCAAAAAGCACGGAAAACAACATTCCGCATGCGTGACATCGTAACAGACGGCAATGGTTTAGCGTAGTGAAACTGGTTTTTGCCGTAGTTCTACGCAACGCCTTCCCCTCCACTAGCTTGCGACATTTGAATACGTCGAATGCGCGCTGATGGTGAAAGTGAGCCTTTTTACGCCGTGCTCAGGGCGACGCTTGCTAGCTAGCGGGTGGTGTAGGGAAGGGAGAAGCCGCGCTCAACGCTGGGTCATCAGCGGAGCGCAGCAACTAGCTAGCAAACTGTTCGTTAGCGGAAGGCGTAGCCGATTACCAGACCAGCGCAAAAGATGAGCGCGATGACTAAGTAGGCAACTGCATATTGCCCTTGGTCGTCATGGTCAGGCATCGGTGGAAACTTCCGGCTCGGGGAATATGAACTCACGGGCTTGTTGCAACATCATCTCGATGTCAGCAAGCTCGTCAAGGTCAAGCCAAAGACAAAGACACTGAAGAGTGCCTACCTTCATCTCCAGCTTGCACTGATTCTTCCAGAGATCGCCGCCGATGCGCGTCATCTCCAATTGAATAGGCTGGTCGGTTTGCTGCGAGACGTTTTGCCGCCAACAGGCGTAGCTGTCTGTGTTACTTCTCTCAATCTTACCCATTTAGGTCTCCCTCGAACGCTTGTTGCGCTCGATGCATGGTTGAAAAAGGACCGACGAATTTGTCGGTGTCTTGCCTACAAAACTCAAAGAACGATTCGCTCCCCTTTATAAACCGATAGCGAATGATGCCTGTCGGCCAGAAGAACATAGGTGGATCTAGTGACGGTTTAGATGGTGCGTCGAGGAGCGGGTGCTCCTTCGACGACCATTCACCTTCGAGTGTCTGCCAACCAACAGCGTTATTTTTTAGCTCGGCTAGCTTCCAATTAAACTTTCGACTCACCGAACACCTCTCGGTAGAAGTCCCGCTCCTCTGGGTCAGACGATAGATTGCCAAGATCTTCGCGTCGTCGCCATCGGGTAGCCGTGTCGAGAGTGTCACGTGTGTGCTTGTCGTCAACCATGGCACGGAACACGTCGAACGAGACATCCTTGAACTCGTCCATGACAGTCTCGTAAAGCTGAGACGAGTCGTAATCGCCAACGATCGTGACGCGACAGTTAGTCCACGAGCCTACGATGTCGTGTTTAGACACCGGGTCGTTGGATTGCCGCAGCAAGTGAGCAAGCGCAGAAAGCACGCCGCTTGAACTGCTGCACATCTCGTAGAACTTAAGACCATCGCCGAAGCGATGCGGGTGAATGAACTCGCGCTTGTCGAGATTAACTGGAATAAAGTATTGGCCCATATCTAGCTGTGAATGTGTCCGTCGGTTTCGATGCCCAGCGTCATGTCACGCCACTGCATCAGGTAGCAACCCATCAAGCCGTTCCACCAGATGGTGTCTAGCTCTTCGGTCGTAACGCGGTCGCCCTTGTTGGAGCGGACCACCTGCTTGCACCACTCAATGTCCGGGTGCTGGACCTGCTGTTCTGTCGTCATGTGTGCGGCCTCCTTGAACCGCGCTTCTTTGTTGTCTGCGCTCACGACCACATATCGTCGTCAATGACTACGAGGTCGCCTACGATGCTGCGCCCGACAAGCGTAGATGCGAGCGCATTAAACGGCTTGCTCTTAAGCAAACCTTCCTCATCGCATAGGAACACGACGCCCGAAGGCGCCTCGTTAGCACTTCGTGGTGCCACCTGCTCGATGTAGCCACCCACAGCAGCTTGCAACTGCTTGAGGGTATACGTGCCGTCCTCGTTCTCCGGCTCAGGCATCGGGCGAATCTCCCCGTGAGATGTGATGATGTATTGATTGACCATTACTTACTCCTCGTGAAAAGTGATTTGAAAGAAGACCAGCGCCGCTTGCACGCAGAGCGGAAGCGCCGCAACGGGGTTGGGCGGGTCTCGAAATACCACGCAACTGCATCGCGCACAGCACACTCCATGTCGCTTTCGTTGTCCCGAAACCACATGCTCACACTGTCGGGCAAGTTGTCGTTGACCGCCGAGTAGATGCGATCGTCGATCTCGATGTGATCGGTAAGCTCGCTTAAACAGATGTTGTTTGCGAGGTCACACAAGTCGATGTGTTGAGCGACATCGCCGCAATCGACCTCGTTAGCAAGCTCAGAGTAATCGACCTCGTGATCGTGCTTCAGAACATGCTTAACAGCGCCTTTAAACGCTTCGACTAAATCTATGTATGCTAAATTCATGGTGTTTGAACTCCCTACCGAGCGCGCTGATAGGCACGCATAGCCTGTCGAACACGCTCGGAATTGTTAGTGCCGTCTGCATTCTGCGGCACAACTGTGATGTGACCACCTGTCTTGTGCCCGTAGTTCATAAGCACAACAGGTGATTCGGTAGCGGAACAGCGCGTGCAATGCGTCGGAGCACGACCGAAAAGCTCGGCGTAAACCTGCACGCGAGACGTAGGCAACGCACACCTACATGCGTTGCATCTAACAATGTCAGCCATCGTTGTATCGCTCCCAGTCGTCGTAAAGCTGGACTGCGTCGTCCATAGAAATGTGTAGCTGCTTTGAGACCGTCTCGATGTCGTCTCCGTTGTCGAACATCTCAAACGCTTCTTCTTCGTCAGTCACAGAACCCCCTACAAGGCGGTCAAACTCGTCGGCACTCATGGCCAGAACGTCTTCAGGATAATTACGTGTTGTCACTACTACCTCCTTGGTCAGAACAACGGCATGACCGAGATGTTGGCGTCGATCCACTCATCCGGCATAGGAACATCCTCGTTGTCCGCATGCACGTGGTTAAACGTCCACGTCCGCGTCACGTAAGAGCCTCTCGGACTGCTGTCCGTGTTGAGGCTGTCGATGTGCCCCAGCGGCGGCTCGTCAAACCAGACACCGTCTGAGTAGATGGCACCAACCTTATCGCACCACTCGCCCACCCAGTTACGAGCGCTCTCGTGGTTAACAAACCACCGCTCCCTGCGGGCAAAGGGAGTGTTACCCTTGCGCCAAAAGATGCGGACCTGAAAGCACCACTCGCGAGCGCCTTCGGGAAGCTGACTTACAATATCTAGCATCTAACCTCCTTTAAATTGTCCAACTGCTACATACCAAACAGGATGATCCTCGCTCAGTTTTGTAGCAGCAAAGTCTGCAACGATCGCATTGAACTCATCGACAGGCACGTGCAGCGTAGACTGCCGGATGTCTCGCCCGTCAATTAAGAACTCAAGCAAACCGCTACGGTCGAACGTCGCACGAACACGACGCCCAGCCATCTCAGAACATGGCCACACGCCGCCGTCCCCTACACCAGCCGTGCCCCTTGCCCACTCTTGCGTGTCCTTAGGGCTAAGCCAAATAGTGAACGACTCGCCACCATCCTTGATCTTCATGAAACCTCCATTTCTGTGCCGCAGCCGCATCTAGGCGGCCCGACCTCGTCAAGCCATTTACGTGTCATACGAATGATGCACCCGCACAACTCGCTAGGGCACGCGACCTTGACTAGCCGAGAGCCGACGCTGCCACGCTTGCGCGGCTTGAGTTCTACGTGCGGGTAAGCACCTAGATTTTGTGATAGCTCGGTGAGCCTGCGTCTAAACATCTCACCAGGAACAGTCGCAGTCATCTTGCCCTCCAAACCAAGAGCGACAGCGACCTTGCGAAACGGTCCACGGTGCCCGCACTGCGTGCCGACGCTGGCGTGAACCAACTCGTGCGCCAACACCGCCAACACCTCGACTGGGTCAGTCATAGTCGGGATGATGAAGATGTGCGCGCGTTGCTTGTCAGCGGAGACAGCCTTGTCCCAGCATTGACCGATGGCGTTGGCAGCACTCTTACCCCGGCTGCCTTTCGGGAAGCCCACGCTTACGAGTGGGTCGATGTAGTTTTCTCCGCCCGCAGCAATAAGCCACGGGCGCATTTGAGAGGATGCGGCGTTTAACCAAGCCTCCCTGGTTGTGTATTGCTCCATTGTCAGCCCTTGAACGCGTTGCGAATCGCCGTGTTGACGTCGCCTGCGAAACTCTTCATCGTAATGCCGATGTAGTTTCCGCTGGCGCTAATGATTGCAGGCGCCATCAGGCGGAACATGTAGCCAAGCGCTCTAGGCGGCATTGACGCTGCCCCTTCGCTCGCTTGTGCAAACTGGTCGTGCAATTGCTGGCAAAGCTGCAAGAAGCGACCGATGCGTATAGCGTCCCAATCCGCAATACGAATGTCGAATGCGTCTGCAACGCGATCGGCAGGATGCTCGTTGCGGATACCCTTGTCCCACAACTGTCGCGGAGTGACGCCGCTGTGCCGCAGTAGCGCGCCGACGGCGCACGAGCCTTGGCAAGCAACAGCGTCTACGGCAGGCGCTTCGTGGTTCTTGTCCTCTGGAACCAAGTAAAAGCACTGCGTTGCCCGAGTGTCCCAACCGATGTCCAGACCATCTAGGTAACTCTTTGCGATGGTCTCGATGCAATCGCCGGGCGTCATAAAGTGCAGCTTGTTCTTATCTACCTCAATCATTGTCTTACTCCTTGTTGGTTAGACGTAACCCCATTTGCGTAAACACGAGACGACGGTGTTGGAGCCACACGCTTCGCAACACCCGTCGCCAGAATCAGGCTCGACGAATTGCACGTTTAGACACTTCGTGCATGCGCCTGGAACAATCGAATCGTAGGCGTAGATGTCTAAGACCTCGTCCTTGTCCAGACCCTCGTGTTCGAGGATGGCTTCCGTGAACGGGCTATCCACGGCGCTTGTCCTCGTTGCGGAAGTAGCAGAGCACGCCGTCGAGTTCGTCGCGTGCCAAGTCCATGTCAGTGATGCGCTTGTTCACCTGCTCTAGCCTGTCGATGACGTTTGCGCGCTCGGCCAACAACTTAGCCAACTGCACGATGCGTTCGGTCTCACCCTTCTTGGTGACGTAGTATTCGTCCATGCTGTTCTCCAATTGTTAAATGTCGTAGCCCCAACGCCAACTAAACGTTGGGTGGTCCTCGTGACCGTTGCGCAAGTAACCGTTAGCTTGCGCGAAGTATTGCCCCGCACCACCGTCGGTGCAGCACAGGTCTAGTTCGAGCACACGAAGCACGTAGTCTTCGGCGCTCTTCAACGTCCACCCTTGCCCTTTCGGGAACTCGATAGACATGTGACCGCTGCCCTCTACGTCTTCGCTACATTCAAACTTAGCGCCGACGAGTTGGCATAAGCCGTGTAAACGACTGAGATGGTTGCGACGTTCGCACTTGCGCCTGATCGGCTGCAACACAGAACGTCCTAAGCTTTCGACGAACTCCTTAAGTTTAGGTTCGTCCTTGTCCGATAGATGCTTGTAAGCATTACCGTTGATTAGCGGTTTAATCACTTGAGCTTGCTTTCGTCGTAGTCAGAGATGAGCCACACGAGTGGCATGAGAATGACGCACACAGCAATCACGATGTAGGCACCCATTGATACTCCTTGCGCAGTGATTCACGGCTTCGCACAAGACAGCTACGAAGCTACAAATAAAAAGGGAACGAGCCCCGGCTTACGCCGAGGTCTCGTTCGTCCATGCGTCGTCGGACCAGTGCTGCCGCATCACGTCTTCGACGTCTTCGCGGATAGCGATAAGACGCGCGAACTTCGCCGGAGTGAGCTTGACGCCCTTCCATCCGAAAACGCCACCCTTCACAGTGACGTTTGCCCATGGTGCCGTCGTGCCGTCCTTACGGGTCAACACGCCGGAGTCGTAGGCGATCGTCACGCCGTCGAGCCGTTGCTCGCGTTCGCGCTGCGCCTTGCTGGCGTCACGCGTCTGCTGTAGCAGCGCTTTCATGGCGTCCGGCGTCATCGTATCGAAGTCGATGCCGTCGAGAGATGCGGCAGCGCCGCCCAATGTTTCACGTTGTGACATATAGTCTCCTGTAGTGATATGGCAGCGATGCCATGGCCAGCGACGTTGTGCCGTCGGCCATCACATATGACCCGGCAGGGTCCGATTGTGACATCGGCGCCCAAAAAAATCCGACTGTTGGCCGCAAACCCGGCGGCGGCAACGGTTTACGGCGGCGGCCGAGAATTTTCTTTCCCTCGATGTCACAATCGACCTCTGCCGGGTCATAAGGGGTGGACTGCCGGACCCGTTCCGGTAGACTGCTGACTCGAAACTTTCCCTCACTACAGGAGACAACATGAAGAACGAACAGCAGCATTGGTCCACCGTCTACAGCATCGCGCAAGCGGCAGCCGCCGCCCACCGTGCCACTGGCCTACAGAAAGCCGAAGACCGGAAGAAGGGCGCAGCAACGCTGCCGCTGCCGCGCTGGGTAGACGAGACCACTGCTCATGACGGCATCGCTAACGCCTACATCCGCTGGCATGCCGACAACGGCGCAGCAGCTCCGACGGTGCATGCAACGCGCTGGCTGGCTGGCTGCGGCACGAAGCATCAAGCCGAAGCCGCCAAGTCGCCGTCACTGGCCGTGACGGGTTGCTACGGTGGACGCAAGGCGTTGCACGTCTCAATCGACGACGCGCCCGAACCGTTCGAGTTCGACGCGACACTAGTTGAGCGCGAGAACGCGGAGGCCATCGACGCATGCATCATGAAGCTTAACCCGGCGCTGCGAGAGGTGGCGCTGCTGCTGCGGCGCGGCGAGGATCAACCGACGATCGCTAAGGCGCTCAAGCTCGACGGGCCCACCGTCCGTAAGCGAGTCGAGCGCGTCCGGCAGAAAATCTCGCCGCTGCTGCGCGCTGCCGGGTTCGGCGGACTGCTGTAGCGGGCGCCGCCGCCGACGCCGCGCGGCCGGGGCACCTTCCCCCGCGCCGCTCCGCCCCCGCCCCCAGGCCACCGGCTCGCCGACCACCCCTACCCCTTGCACTCTCCCGGCGAATCACGGAGTATAAACGGCGTATTGGTTTTAGCCTCAGATTACACACCGACACAAATACGGGACGCGCTCCTAGCCATCTGGAGCGACCCCGTGGCCTTCGGTGTCGCCCTGGGCTACAAAGGCGAGCCCAACTCCGAGCGCAAGAAGTTCGGCGCCTTCCACCGCCGGATGCTGGAGCACGTCCACAGCCAGCCCAAGACGAGCACCATCGTCCCCCGTGGCCACGCCAAGAGCACGATGATTACGGTCATCGACACCTGCCACCACCTGCTCCGGCACCCCGAGTCTCGCAACCTCATCGCTTGCGCCACCCTCGACCTCGCACGCAAGCTAGTCGGCGAAATCCGTGACCGCCTCAACGGCGACCTCGAAATCCTCCCTGGCCTCTTCATGCCCGTCCGCGAGGCGTTCCCTTGGCTTGCCCTCCAAGGCGACGTCCGAAAGTCCGGTCCCGCCGATCAGTTTAACATAAGTGGACGCGCCGGAAAGGGACGTGAACCTTCCGTATTCGCCGCCTCAGTTGAATCCAACCTCGCGGGCAACCACCCCACCCGCGCCGTAATCGACGACCCGGCCAACGAGCAGAACTCCCGCACCTTCACCCGCCGCCAGAAGGTCATCGACTTCATCGAGGCGCTTGAGCCCCTGATGTATTCGCCCGACTCGCCGATCAACCACATCGGCACCCCCTGGGCCTTCCAAGACGTCACGAGCTTCCTGTCCCGCCGCGCCGACTGGTCCCAGTTCCGCTTCGGCGTCTGGGACGGCACCAACCCCGTCAACGGTCGCGCCGACAAGAACGGCCCTGGTCCCGACGGCGCCTACGCACTTTGCCCCTCCTTCCTGACCGCCGCCGAGATTACAGAGAAGCAAAGCTCCCTGAGCCGCACCTTCTTCTCGGCCCAGTATCTCTGCGAGCCGGTCCCAGCCGAAGAGGCCATCTTCGAGCCAGACCTCGTCGCCGCCGCCACCGACCCTGACCTCCTGCTTAAAAAGCTGCCTAGCGGCCCCGAGATCCTCCTCTACGACCCCGTAGCGCGCATTGACGGCACCCAGGGTGATCTCAACGGCATTGTCGTCGTTCGCGTCCTGACGGCCCGCACACTCGGTCTCAAGGGATTCGCGCCCGACCGCAATATCTTCGTGCCCGTCAAGGCGCTGGAGATCCCAGGCGGCGCAGACGCAGCCGCGTGCTGGATCGAAGAGGTGGGCTGTCCCGGTCACCCCTTGCTCAAGAGCATCTGGATCGAAAAGGTCGCCAGCCAAGCTCTGTTCGCGCCCTGGCTAGAGGAACGTGGTAAGATCAAAGGCGTTAAAATCCGTGGTCAGAAGATCGGCAACGCGTCGCTGGCCTTCCGGTTGATGTCCTTACAAACGGCGATGCGTAAGGGCTACTTAATCTTCCCCAACGATTTCCCCGGCAGAGAAATCTTGGTCCAGCGTTTAATCGAATACCCGCTTTCAAACTCAGACGATCTAATTTCCGCGCTCGCACTGCTATCCACGATGGTCGAGCGGCGCGGCGAGCTTCCTGGGATTGAAACAACGCCTAACGCTGACCGAGATCCGCTTAAGATTTGGACGACAAATGCATCCGATCGAAACTACTGGCCAAACAGGTAAGCCTTACCAGCTACCCGAAGAGACTTCTGCCGCGCTTCACGGCTTACTGCAAGAGGCCACCGATGCGCTACACGAGCCGCTTACCGGAAACGAACGGCTAATCAACGATATTTATACGGGACGAGATCCCCTTGGCGGGGCAGCGGGCCTCATCATCGGCGAGCAGGGCATCCCCGCCCACACGATCCCCGACGCCCTCGCGACGCTGTCCTGGCGCCCACCCGAGACGACGGCCAACCTCTTCCTCTCGCGCATCCGTCAGATCGTCGCCAACCTGACGCCCGGTGTCCCGAGCTACCGCGCCAAGGCCCGCGTCCCCGGAGCGGCGCACCTCGCCGAAGAGCAGAACATGCTCACGCGCATCATGACCGACCACGGCGACCTCCGCGCCGCCATGCGCAAAGCCGCGTTTAACGGCCTGCTCTCGCCCTACTTCGGCGTCAAGGTCACCTACGACGAGCACGAGAAGATTGCCTACGACCGCATTAAATACAGCGCGATTGAAGCGCGTGACTGCGGCTACGAGCCCTTTCACCGCCGCTTCTTCTGGCACTCCTACGACATGCAGTTCGGCGACTTGCCAGAACACTGGAAGCCAGAGCACGACGATCAGCTTAGCCCGAACCCGTGGGAGATTGTGCGCGTTACCGAGTGCTACCACGAAGGGTTTAACCACCACACGAAGGGCAAGGGCTGCCCGATGTCGATCTTTGTGACCCGCAACAAGCGCAAAGACCCGAACCTGACCGAGACTAACTTGACTGAGGACGTCGAGAGCCCTGTCGGCACCTACGTCTGCACAGAAACCATCCCCGAGTGCCCGCTGGTCATCGGCAACTTCCTCGATCCGGCCCCAAGCGAGGATGTCCCCGCTGCTGAGGTGCTTTCTTGGATTCCGCTAATGCGGATGATCGTGCAAACGCTGGTGCAGATCGACCGCGAGGTCCGCACAAGCAACAACACGGTCCTCTACGACAAGAACGCCATCCAAGACGACGCCATNCAGGCTGTCCGCAACGTCGTTCCCGGCGGAACCGTGTTCATCGGCGTCGATCCCGACGACAACACGCGCGGCGTCAACGCCACCATGCGCCCGGTTGAGCAATCGTCGGTTCTCAACGAGTATCTCGGCGCCCTACAGACCTACATGCGCCTGTTTGACGACGTCACTGGCGTTTCCCCAAGCGATCGAGGCGTAGCAAGCAACCCGCGAAAGAGCGCAACCGAGGCGGCGGCCATTACTGACGCCGCGTCTAAACGCAATTCCGATCGCCTAGAGATCATGGCGGCCATGTGGACCAAGATTGCGAAGATCGGCTTCAAGTATCAGCGCCGCATCTTCGGCAAAAAGGTCGAAGTCCCGCTAGAGAACGGCGTAATCCGCACGATTCGCGTCCCCGATCCCGCAACAGCCTGCTTTAGCTTCGACGTAGACCCCGTTGAGCTTGGCCACTTGTCCAATTCGGGCGACATCCAAGCCCTTATGCAGTGGTTGACGGTAACGACCAACGCACAGCAAGCCTTCCAGGGCGGTATCCCACGCATGACGCGCGAAGCCTTGCGCCGACTGGGCAACGCTATGGGCATCGAAGACGCCAACATCTTCCTCGACGCGCCAACCATCGAACTCGGCCCCGAGGAGCGCTACATCCGCTTCCTTCAGACGCAGGAGCCGATCGCGGTCTTCGAGGACGACCAGCACGACATGTATGTCGCCTACTACTCCAAGATGCAGGAGCTAGCCGTCAACCGCAACGCGGACGAATACGAGCTTATGGCCCTTCGCCAAGCCCTCGACATGCACCGCATGTATGCAAGTCGCCGCCAGCAAGTCATCAACCCCGCCCAGGGCGGCGACATTATCCCAGGCGTCGGCGCTGGCCCCGGCGAGGTAGACAACAACATGCAAGCAGCCCTCGCTACCGGCCAAACCCCGCAAGCCATGCCCCAAGGCGGCATCGGTGAGACAACCTACTAATGCTTTACCCCTACCGATGCCCCGATTGCGGCCCTTTTGAGGTCAGCAAGCGTATGGCCGAGGCTTCGCGCCCCGAGCCCTGCCCTGAGTGCGGCGCCGTGCAGGCAGATCAGGATATTCGGTCTAAACGCTTAGGTGGCTTTGTTTCTACCGAAGGCGCCTGGAGCGAAGGCAAGCTGGTCCCCCAATTACACCCGAACCACCCTGACCGCATGGTGACATCCAAGCGGCAGATGGAAACCGTCTATCAGAAGCACGGCATCTCACTCGATACGGGAAAGTTCGTATCGAAACAGGCCCAAATTAAGGCCACGGTGCCGCGTCAACTGCGAACTGGAGAGTCTCCGAGCGCAGTTGGCGGAGTTGACGAATGACATTTAAACACTTACGCTACCCACTGGGTAGTTCCCTTCAAACCGAGCCGAGAGGTAAGCGTGTCTGAACCTACCCAAGAACCTGCCACCGAGGAAACGCAACCTGTAACTCCCAGCCCAGAGCCTGCACCGCAGGTAGACTTGGCTGAGGAAGCGGGAAATGCGGCTGCGCAAGTAGCCCCTGCGGAGCAAAAGATCCGTTCTTTGGATGACCTAGATGTGGACGGCGATGTCCGTTCCAAGATCGAGTCTTACGTTAGCAAAGCAGTCAACGATGCTGTTGCTAAGAATGACGAAAGGCAGAGCAAGCGTCTTGTAGACGACGGCTACATGAACCGTAGCCAGATCGAAGAGTTGCTAGCCAGCAAGGATGCCGAGTATCAGCGCCGCGAGGCGGCCAAGGAAGCGTTCCTGAACGTCCTTGGCAGTGAAGGTTTGCATCCCGGCTCAGACGGCTACCAGAAAGTCCAACAGACTTACGTGGACGCCGTTCAAACAGGCAAGCTCACGCCAGAAATTCTTCTTAGCGAGGCCGGTATCCGCACTTTGGTCGCAATGTCGGGAGCTAGCACGCTCTCCAGCAGCGCGCCTAAGAGCGGTCTGTCCCGAAGCGCTCCAGCCCCCGACGGGACGGTGCAATTCGGAGACGGCACACTACAGCTAAACGCAGGCAGTGCTGCGGAAGATTCGAGCATGGACAACCGGATGCGTCGCGCATTGAACGATTCCATTTCCCGAATCAGTAACTCCTAACCTGCTTTTAGTTTCATGGCTTTGCCTCCTACCTACGACCAGACGCTCGACACGCTGGTCTCAACGGCGCTGGACACTTACAGCACCGACCCAATCAATGTTCTTACCGACTCCGGTGAGAAGTTCCTGAAGGCCGCCGCCTCGCAAGGCCGCGTCTTCGTCGTCAACGACGCCGAGAACATTCGGTCTCCGCTGCTTTACGATCACGGTGAAGACTCGTCGCTTTACTCGCCGGACAGGCTCAGCGGTGTGCCGGAGGAGAACAACCTGTCGGCGACGGCGAAGGAAATCCTGACGCACTGCCGCTTCACGCTGCAAGCTGCTACGCGGAACATCAACTTCCCGCAGTCGCAACCTCCGGGCAACCTGATCGACTACGTCAGCACGGTCGTCAAGGCGAACATGATGCACATCCTCAACGAAGAGGAGCAACTGTTCGTGCGCGGCAACGCTGGTGCAGTGGGCACGGGCACGGGCTCGACCAAGCGTGGCGCTGCCATCGCGGACGCGGACTACTCCTCTGGTTTCCCGACCAGCCTTCCTGCCGTCATGCTCGCTTCGACGGCTAGGTCGGACGACGGCGACACCACTTCAGAGGCTTATGCGGGCATCACCACCGACGACATTAGCCGTTGGACGCCTTACCAAACCGCGACTACCGGCACGTCGGGCAAGCACGACAAGATCTTCACTGACCTCCAGTCGGCGATCTTGAACGCGAGCTACTCGGAAATCGAGCGTCCCACGCACGTCTACTGCAACCTCGATTCGTTCGAGGCCATCCTCGAAAAGCTGCGTAACGACGCTGCGCTTCCTGACCCGGTTCGCACCGACATGGGTAAGGAAGGCACGATCGCGTTCGGTGGTGTCACCATCGACTGGTCGCGCTACCTCAGCAAGGAAGCCATGTGGGATGCGGACGGCGAGAACACCACCGCTACCTACCCGATGCTGGGCATCAACTGGAACTCCCTCCGCTTGAACACCGTGCGCGCGGGTAGCCCTGGTAGCGACAACCTTGGTTTCATCCGCCAGCTTGGCGACCTCCAGCCGCATC